TAGCAAGCTTGCCTATGTGCGTAACCTTCATAGTGCGAGGCTGCTTAATATACTTTTGGGCTGTAGGGTAACTTACCTCAAGCACCTCCGCAAACTGAGCCACAGTCACAAAGTGACTGCGTACCCAGCTGTGGAACGGTGTAAGCTTAGAATGGCATTTCATCTTCGCTGCTTTCATTGGTAATAGCTAATTTAGTTTCAACAATAGACTCTTCCTTAAGCCATGCTAAGAATATCTCAGCAGTATCTAATACATCACCTGGCTTGCTGCCCTTAGTCTCTTTGCAGAATAACACAGCATTGTTCAATGCTACTGATCTGCTGATAGAATTCTGCACATCAGGAGATTCTTTGCGGTGATTAGGAGTGCTATTCGCCGCACCTCTTGGTGTAGAACTATTCGCATAAGGCATTGGATTCTGAAGCTTAAAATTAGTTGACTTGCGGCCTGTTGGTCCAGTGCGCTCTTCAGCAATATAATGAATGGTAGCACCTACTGCAATCTTCGGGCTGTTCATGTCCTTTACACCTACCTGCCCTACCTCTCCATTCTCTAACACAAGGTCAAAGTAATGGATTGCTCCGCTTGGGCCATCCCACGTTCTAACGAATTTCTGACTTTTAACAATTCCTTGTTTCATAACTGTGTTGTTTTTATTTATGTATTTACTTAATTTTTCTGCTAACTTTTCTTCTTGCTCATCCCAATCTATTGATGGCTTGAGCTTATCCCAATTAGGCTCTCTTGTGTAACTCATCGGGATTATTGATGAAGTAACTACGCCAAGATTCATAGACTACTTTCTGAGCCATCTCGTTGAACTCTAACTCCTCTCCCGGTAGTGAGCTCTGCACGCAAATGAAGCGGCTGTTATATCTATCAGATAACATAACGATCACTCATAAAATAGTCATGTACATTATTCTCATCTTCGCTTTCGAATTGGTAGAGAAATGTGCCATCTTCAGGGTACACCTCGCCATGCTTCTTGGCTATTGAGAAATCATTTAATGAGTAGCTATGGGCTGATGTGTACAGCTTCCATCCGCATCCTTCGGCATCCCACCGAGATACGATAACCTTACCGGTTACATTGTTTGGTTTATTCATGATTATTAATTTTTGCTAATTTATAAAACTTTTTCTATCTCAATCAAAAATCCTTCACCTTCAATTGAATATTCAGTGAACTCTTCCTGGAATGGTAACGTTTCTTTGAAGTTGTAAAGGTCAAACATTAAAGCAGCCATCTGCTGAGCTATCTCAAAGGTCTCAGCTTCAAACTGAGTAGGAATATTCAAGCGGCTGTATAAGCTGATTCTATCCTCGCGCAATGGGGTTACTTTTAATACGTAGCTCATAACTCTACCTCCTTACTTACTAACACTGTGCGTGTCTCTCTAAAGTTAGTAGCTAATGTGAACTCGGCAAAAGCTTCCTCATAGGTGCTAAATGCTTTATAATAGCTACCATCAATTTTTAACATGTAGCGAGTGCCATCGTACTTCGCTATCTCAACAATTTCAAAAAGTGTTTTCATGATTATTTAGATATGTGATTTGGTTGTGATTCTAATTTAGCTGTGTCTGCATCGAATGATCCGCCGATGAGTAGGCCTGCTATTAGCATGGCGAGAAAGAGTAGTGCTTTTTTCATCTTAGTTAGCGTGCTTTAAAATCATTTGTGGAGCTGATGCAATTGGATACCATTTAGACATCATCCAATTAACACCATTAACAATTCGGCATAGTGCAATTTCATTTCTTACTACAGTTACTTCGAAGATACCTTTTTTAGCTACTGCTACTTTTTGTGATTGGCTAATAACGTTTTTCATTTGCTTATTGATTTAATTTTAGCAAATGTACTACGATATTTTAGAAAAGCAAAAGAAACCTTGCTAAAGTTAGCAAAGTTATTAACAAAGATTTGTTAGTTTAGAAAAGTAGAGTGAAGATAATACCCCCCACGAATGAGATGGGAATACCTATAAGCGCTGCGCTGCGCCAAGATTCTTTACGTGCAGCTTCTTTGTATAGCTGCTCCTGCGCTTTAACTAACTGCTGTGAAGTTTTTTCGTTAGTGAGCGCCCATGCATCTATAGTCTTAACCTGATCAGTAATAACAATGGCAGAAATACTATCTGATTTAGATAGTGTTATAAACTGAGTCTTAAGATAATCACGCTCAGCCTTTAACTTAAGCAGCGCTCTTACTTCCTTAGTCGTTAGACTCACCAGGGTATCTCTCACCGGCAAGCTCTGAGAGTAGATTGTGCATGGCTCTGCGAAGCCCATGCCTATCAAGAGAATCAATAGCACTAATGTTTGCTTCATATCTTTCTTTGTTACGTTCTAACTGCTGATTTAATTCCTCTATCTGAAGCATACGCTGTACGTTTGTAGCTTCTAAACTATCAATAACGTGAGTAGCTCTATCAGCTCTTCGCTCATATCCTTCAATAGTCTTTTCATCCTGCTTAATTCGAATGTATAAAGTCTGAATGATTATACAGATGGTGATAGCTACAGCTATAAAAATAGCGCCTTTAATTTGATCCTTCGTCATTAGATTTCTTTTTATTTGCAAAGATAGATTCTATAACTGTTAACCCTAATCCACCTCCTGCTAAAATCAATAAGCCGTCAAACATGTATTCAGGAGTCTTGTATTCAGTAAATGTGCCTATGTAACTTAAGTTAATGCATACTACTAAAGCCAAGATAGATGCTACTCGTTTAGAGCTCGCATCGGTCTCGTTACTGAATACACTCTTCAGCCATTTCATCTGCGCTTCTTATTCATCTTATAGATGGTAAAGATGGATGCAGCTGCTGATAGCAATAGACAAAATATCTTTAAAGCAAATTCAACATCTAACATCCATGCTGGCACTGATAACAGAATGCTGCTCACTGTACCGGTTACTCCTTCTGCTACTTGTTGCTGATGGTTGCTCATATCTCTTTTAATAGAGTGTAAGTAAATGCTTTTTTATTCGACTTAATACATGCTTGGATTAGCTCTTTGTATTGCTTAGGAATGTTCAACACTTGGCAGCCTGCGCTCCACTTATCAATGTTCTTAGATTCTGTTAATTCATTAGCACGATGGATGTTAATTCCAAATAGGCCTGTATCTTCTTTACCTTGCTCCTCAGCAATGCTATCCTTATCGGCATCTCTGAATACAGTTACTTTTTTAGACTGAACTAATGCGCTGTATTTACCCTGATGCAGCCCTATTGTGTAAGTGTCTACGTATTGCCCTGGCTTTAAAACTGCTGTGCCTAACTTATTCATGGGATTATTAAGCCAAAAAGTACCTGGATTAGTAGTACCAGTGTACCACTTGACTTCATTACCCTGCACCAAGCCTATTAGATCGTCAAATTTGTTAGGCTCATTCGCTTTGCTGCGGATGCCCACGATGTGAATAGATGGCCATTTGTAGCCAAGCTCTGTAAATTGAGCCTTAAGCTCTTCTATTGTTGGTGCTTTCATTCTTGCGTAGTTCTTTATCTCGTTTAGTTAAATAGACCTTGAGCTTTCGCTCATAATCTTTGCGTGTTTTCTCTTCCTTTGTCATGTATATTAATTAGTGAAATCTCTCACATTAAATCTACTCCACGCGCTTGCATCATTTCTACTTTCGCTAAATGCTATAGTGCTCTGCCTATTCACTTTGCGTAATGGGTGAATATCAGGGAAGTTATTAGAGCTGTATTCAGGGTAGCTGCTGCTATTGTCGCACAAATAATCTACTAATCTTTGAGTGTACCACTGAGCATTCTCACGTGCCTTCTCTACTAAGCTATCCATCTCACCTTTAGTGATGGCTGTAGTATTCTCAGATTGACGTGTAACTAAGTTACCATTGTCGTGCTTATACATTAGGAAAGGATAAAGCTCTACCATTGTCCACCAAGCCGTTGGCTTAACGATGTATTCATTTAATAGAGTTGCATACACTCCAGCTAATGTGCCTGCGCTTATCTCAGATTTAATCTTATTAGTTAAATCAGTGCCAAGGTATAAGGTCATGTACTTATCTTGAGCGAGATACATTGCAGGTCTAATTAAGTTAGTATCTACAGCCTCATTAAGCTGAGTGTACTTCTTTAAGAATTCCTCGTTAATGAATAATATTTCCGGTGCTATTGCCATTGTTGTTTAGTGTTTAATTAGATTGGATTAACTCTGCCATTATCAGGCATATCAAATGGGCGAGTGTTAGCTGTAGCAAAGTCTTTAGCTATATCTTTCAAAGGCATGCCTGCTCTAATAGCTCTTGCTACTGAGATTGGATTAGATGACTCTAAGCCATTATCAGCAATGAATCTTCCCTTCTCTCTTTTGCGGAAATATACTCTGCGCTCGAAAGCATGTTTGCAATTGACTCCTCCCTTGTATAACCAAACCGAATAGGTAGTGCTGCCTCTTTGTGCTAAGCCTGGATTTAATGTATTAGTATCAGGCTCCATAGCTTGCAAATCCTCATATCTATACACAAATCCAGCGCGTGCAGCGTTGGCCATTTGTCTACAAAACCTTCTGCTTTTAGCGCTTGTGTTCTTAGAGTATGCGTAGCGAATCTTATAAAGGCCGCTATCCATTTCAGATGGCTTATCAGGATCTGCATAGCTTCTAACTGATGCAAGATTAACAGGCTCAGCTTCGATTAATTCCCACTCATCTTCATCTACAATCTCGCCCTTATCTTCTAAGAATTCACACCACCAATTCTCGTCCTCATCGGTAAAGATTGGAGGCTTCTCTTGTGGATCTAAATTAGACTTTTTTTTTTCAGCGCTTAGTTGAGTTGTTGCAGTTTGTGCAACAGTTGTTGTAGTGATTTCTTCGCCGAATATATCATTAGACTCAATGTATAAATCAGCAACAATGCCCATGCCTTTAAATATCTCTTCAAGGCTGTCTGTTATAATTTGTTGGTAAGGCTCAATGATGTTTCTGTTGAAGATTCGGTAAGCCTGCTTCATTTCATCTGCGTTACTTCCTAATCCACCTGCATCTCTAATACCAAATAATAGGGGTGAAGTTACGCGGTGAGCTGCTAAGATATTCTCTCTTGACTGCACGCTTAATTCTTGCCACTGCTTATCTGCATCGGACATTGGCACTAAGTCTAAACGCGGTGCTCTATCAGCTGATTCATTAAATGTGAATACTACCTTACCTGCTTTCTTAGCACCTACCATGGTCTCCCAATTTCTTCGAATAGCCATCTGCTCCTCAGGATCAGGTATGCCGTTATTCATGTGCAAGAAATAGCTTGGCGCCATTCCATTGCTTAAGAATGCTCGGTAAAATTCGCTAATATCGCGAGTGATTTCAATGTAGTTAATAGCACTATAATAATCAGGCTTAGGGTAGTAAGCGCTGCCAGGTGTCATAACTCCAACGAACAACACTTGCGAAGGCTCTTCAGCTTTCGTTGTTGGGTTGTACATTGGAATAAACACAGGAATATTTTTCTTTTTGCGAGTGTCGCTCCAATCTTTCGAGTAATAGATACCCGGTATAATATCTTCATCATTCGCCACAGCTAATCTGCAATTCTCGTATGGCAAGTGATTAATCTTAGCAATGGTGCTTCTATCTACGCTCCAAATTACCTCTAAATAATACCCGCCTTGCATCTTAGCATCTAAAGCTATTGGCCTGCGAATAGTATTTAATTTAAGTCTATCAATCTCACGCTGAGCAGCAGGATTATTGCTTCTAATCTCTTTGCCTGCTATCATGAAAGATATGCTCATAGTTAGAGCAGAGTGCACAGGAGAGGCGTAGTACAGATCAATGAGATAATTGCTAAACAAGTTAGCCTCGCCAAGCGTTACCCACCCTTTAGGAGTTTCTTTCTCAGTAGCCTCTTGTGGCATTGCTGCGCCAAGATTCACTAACATTGGCGCTGAGGTCTGTGCTATATTATCCATTGTAAGTAATATCGTTATCTATTGTTAAATTCGGCTCAGTAAATCGTGGAGTAGTAATATCTTCTACTATCAAATAACCTTTCTCAATTACTCCCTCTACAGCCGCGTTGGTAGGATCTAAATTAGTGCTGCTATTTTGGCCATAAACAATATAACTAAACCTCGCAGGGTAGTTAATTAGCAGGCTTGCAGCTGTTGGTGTGTTGGCGTTTGTGCCGATTTGAATGGTAGTGTACCTATCATTCTCTGCTATCTTAGTAGGGATAGCGTAAAGTTTTTGAAGTGTCTGCTCATTAGTTAATTCGAGCAGATAATGAGTGTATGTATTAGCAAGCAAAAGCTCCCCTTCCTTTAGTGTAAGGTAGAGGAGCTGTGCTGCTGTATTTTTGAGTAAGTAAATCATGCTTTAAATATAGCACAAATTTACTTATAGTGAACCTTGTACTACAGTAATTGTAGAGTAGTCATCCCATACGTCAGTAGTATCACTAACAGTAAGGTAGTAAGCTTTATCTTTCTCCTCTCCTGTGAATGTAACTGTAAATCCTGACATATCTCCTTTAGCTGTTCCTGTAGCTGTAGTAAATGCAGTGATTTGCACTCCATCTTTATATCCACACATCCAAAGGTTATCATTGTTATCCAATACCCAAAGTACGTTACGGCCTTTAGCAATGTTCTGAAGTTGTAGTGCACGCTCAGCTGTCATGCCATGAAACATAGCTACAACAGTTTGAGTGTAGAATACAGTGCCATTCTCAACGCTGATAGCAGCCTCTTCGGTGAATGATCCTGTATGCTTAGGTAATAAAAATTCGTAAATGCTACCAGTTGCTAAAGCCGTAACTTCGTTATCGGTGATAGCAGCTGAATTAGCAAATGTATCATAGGCGCCAAGGTAGATTGCTTTAATCCCCCCGATCGCTTCGCGGCAGTTGATCTGGAATCCAGCGGTAGTTAGACAGCTCATATCTGTGTGTAATTTTTTTTTATTATTATGAAATATTCTTTGCAAAGAATGGGCAGCTCTTAGCTTACCCACTCTTTTAACAAAGGAGTATTAATTAGGGATTCATGAATCCTAAGATAGCCTCAGCAGGGATAGCTACTTGAGTACCTGCGCGAAACTTCATAACCATTCTCACGTTATCTGATCCATCAGTTACAGACATATCTACAACCTTAACTTCGTTGAAATCTGAAACCAAGTCAGTTCCGAAGAATAGGTTATCTACCTTAGCGAACA